TTTACAAATACTTGGAGATCGCAAAAAAAGTATTGTCAGGTACAATCGGAAACAATATTTTGGAACTGGAATTTCCAGCTGCGGAGGAGGCTGCCGGCGGCAGACAGCAGTTTTTGATGGGTCTGCGCGAGAGTACCTTAAAAAATGATGATCTGATGGAAGCATTTTATGATCTTGTCATTGACAGCTACGACTACGTCGGAAACTATCTGATCCTTGTATTTCACGATGCCTACGACGTTATGACAAAGACTTCTGACAACAACAAATTAGACGAGTCCGAGGAAGTTTACGAATATCTGCTCTGCGCGATCTGCCCGGTCAACCTGACCAAACCGGGACTTGGCTACCGTGAGGATGAAAACCGCATTGGACCGCGTATCCGTGACTGGGTTGTTGGCGCTCCTGACACCGGATTTGTATTTCCTGCTTTTACCGACCGGAGCACGGATATCCACTCTGTCATGTTTTACACCAGAGACACCAAGACACCGCACTCTGAATTTATGGAATCCGGTCTTGGCTGTGGTTCTAAATTTACGGCTACCGAGCAGAAACTTACCTTCCAGAGCATTGTAAAAGAAGTCATCGGAGAATATGATGATGAAAGTGATGCTATTTTCATGGATATCCAGGACAATTTAAACAACTTGATCCCAGTCGCTTTAGAAGAGGAGCCGGAACCGAAACCGGTCCCTGTCACAAAGAGTACGATCTCTTCCGTACTTGCTGAGAGCGGCGTGACCGAGGAACAGGCAGCCGTGATCGAACAGACATATGAAAATATATTCGGTGAGGATGTACCGACTGTAGAGAACTTAGTTGATTCGAAGCTGGTGGAGGCAAATGCCAAACGCAAAGAAAAATTAGAACTGGTACAGCAGGTTGAAAATTTGAAACAGCAGTTAGAGAAAACACGCACTCTTCCAGTAGAAGAATCTGACGGAGACGACATCCCGGCAGTCAAAACCTACGATGTTATTCTGCGTGTCAAACCGGAAAAAGTCAGTCAGATCCATTCTCAGATTGTTGATGGGCAGAAATGCCTTGTTATTCCGATGGACAAGGACGAGCATGCAGCCGTAAATGGCATTAATACTACAATTTAACACAAAAAAACAGAAAGTCCCCTTTTTTAGTAGCGGTGATTTTCTGTTTTTTTTATCTGAATGTATCGTAAAACTAGGTTCAGCTATGGGGAGTGTCAAGACAGTGGAATATCATATCGTTTGATAGCGTCATTTAGCCATAAATTATATAATCTATCCCCATTTTCTAAATCTTCGCGCAAAGTACGCATTTCATTCCATTCTTTAAAAAATTCTATAAGAGTTTTATCAGCTGAAATGAAATTTAGGATATCAGAGTCTCTATCCAAGGTTATATCCAGGTGGTTATTATCATTTAGCAATACAATCAACTTTATTAGATCTGCATAAGTTTTGGTTTGTGCTGAATTTGGAATATCACTTAGACCAGAGAGCCAGTCAATAGAGACATGATATTTATTTGAAATATCTATTAATATATCCAGGGATGGGGTACGGATTCCTTTTTCATAAGCCGATAATGCAGCCTGTGATGTGCCTATGGAAGCTCCGAACGCAGCCTGGCTTAAACCAGAAATAGTTCTTAGTTTATTTATGCGTGATGCAAGCACATTATTAGACATTTTTTTATTACGCAATGCAATCATAGTCCTTTCTTAATTGGTGTCTCTATTATACAACATATATAATAAAATAACAACAATATTATATAATTATATTTACACAAAAGGTATATAATGGTATAATATACTAAAATATACATATAGAAAAGAGATGAGGATATGTCATATTGTCAAGAATTTAACTGTCAACATGAAAAAAATGGAATTTGTTCATATTCTGAAGAAGCTTGTGTAAAAGAGCACTGCATTACCTTTTATGCAAAATGCGATGCTTGCAACTGTGGTAAAGAGTGTTTATTTAAGGAAGAGTATTTGAAAAGCCGTAAGAACTATATTTCTATTATGAATTACAGAAATAAAAATAAGCAAAAGAAAAATCTTGAACGTGTATATGCGGTGCGCAAAGGACGTGTGCCAGGAATTTATAAGACATGGCCTGAATGCTTTGCACAGATTGATGGGTATGCTGGTGCAGAATATCAGCAGTTTGCAAAACCGGAAGAGGCAGCCGCGTATATGACGCAAAAAGAACAAAGAAAGAATATAACAGCGTATGCGTATGTAGACGGATCCTACAATAAATATACAAAAACCTATGGCTATGGCGGAATCATAAATGATGGCACAAAAGAACATGAGATCATGGGAAGTGGTGCAAATCCTGAAATGGCAAGTATGCGGAATGTAGCAGGCGAAATAGAAGGTGCTATGGCTGCAATCCGCTATGCAGAGCAAAACGGTATTCAGGAATTAACAATTTACTATGATTATATAGGAATTGAAAACTGGCCAACAGGGAAATGGAATGCAAACCAAAAGGGCACACAGTTATATAGAGATTATGTGAGAAATGCCAAAATAAAAATTTATTTCAAAAAGGTAAAAGGGCATTCAGGTGTCCGTGGTAATGAGAAAGCTGATATGTTGGCGAAAATGGCCGTTGGAGTTGTATAAAAGGAGAAAATATGTATACAGAAAGTAAAGAAAAACGAAGATGTCTTAGCGAAATGACAGACAGGCATACATATGTGTCGAAGCATCCAACCACGGGTGCATTGAGAGATTTTAAGGAAGTGCCGTATCAGTTGCGGTACGGGAAGGAGAAGAAAGATGCTGAATAGAGAAAAATATGCGGAAGAGATTTTAAATATTGCATGTGAAGGAGGCAATATTGCGTTAATTAATGGAAAACTGGAAAAATGTAGGGGAGTCTGCGATAAATGTGATTTTTGCGATAACGACATTAGAAATGCTGGTCGTTGCAGAGAAAAAGCAAAAGAATGGGCGAACGGCCAGTATGTTGATTGGAGCGAAGTTCCAGTCGATACACCGATTTTGGTCAGAGATTCTGAACTTTTTGCGTGGAGCAAAGAACATTTTGCAAAATATGAAGATGAAACGGTTTATACATGGGATTACGGAAAAACGTCATGGAGCACATACGACGGTAAAATGAGTAGCTATAAATATGCTATGTTGCCGGAAAGTGAGGATCAGAATGAAAATAAGCAGGATTAAAAACCGGATATCTGAGGTAGCAACAGAAGCCTGTGGGTATTCTCCTCTAACAAAAGTGGTTTCGGAGGAAGAGATCAACAGAATTTTGGAGCAGGAAAGCGGATGGATTCCATGCAGTGAGCAGATTCCAGAAGAACCGGAAGAAAATCCGTTATTTGAGGGAAAATGTCTTGAAGTGTATTTGGTAACAACAAAATACGGAAGTAGTGAGCAAGACAAGGTATACCCATTTAGAGCATTTTGGAATGGAATTAATTTCACGGATGGAATGAATATTCTGGACGTTATTGCTTGGATGCCACTACCAGAGTCATACAGAGAAAGTGAGGAATGATATGAAAGATGGAATACATCCTGATGGATGCATAGTGACAAATAAACAGACCAATGCAGACCGGATCCGGAGCATGACGGATGAAGAGCTTTTAGATTTCCTTTGCTCAATCGAAACATATGAGCAGGGTAGCGTAAAGACCATTGAGGGCGGCGTAGCAATGTGTTCTGTTACAGAGGTGGAACAGTGGCTTAAGGCAGAAAGTGAGGGATAGCATGGAGAGAGCGGAAACAACAAGGTTTCTCGGAGAACTGCTTGTAAGTAGCCGATTTAGCGGCATGGGTAAATACTGGGCGAGTGAGGCTAGCATTGACGCGTTCACAACTGCCGGGAAGGGTGGAAGAGTAGATTTCATGCAGTTTGAACCGCCAAACCAATACGCAGTGTCATCGTTGGAAAAGGGAATTTTTATATGCTACGAAATCAAGAGTTGCAAAGAGGACGTATACAGCGGGAATGGTCTAAACTTCTATGGTGAGAAAAACTACATAGTAACCACGATGCAGTGTTATAAAGATATTCTTTCAGACTTGAATGATAGAACTTTTGAAAAACATCTTATTAAAACAAATCCAGAATCTTCCAAGAATTTTGGAATTATAGTGGCTGTTCCGTGGATGCGGGATAAATATCAGGAGTTTGAAGAACCGACACGGGTATCGGATGCTGTATCGTGGAGACTGGAAATAATAAAGCCCTGCATCGTGGGAAGCAGAAAAAAGTCTATGACGGAAATGCTGTTTTGTATGATGCGGAGCGGACATTAAATTTGAGAAAACGAGGAGTGGTATGGAAAAGATGACAGACGGAACATGCAGTATCTTAAATGATACTTGTCCGGAAAAGAATATTATGGACTGCCGGTATTGTCAGTTGCATAGCGTTGTTGAAGATTATAGAGACCGGGTATACCGGATGCAGGAGGAAAACGATGGAGAATAGATTTTTATCCCGTGGAAAGCGGATTGATAATGGCGAATGGGTGGAAGGATGTTATGTGCTCATAGACAACCACTGCTACATATATACAGGTTCTTTGTGTAATGGCGGTTTATATGTTGTTGCCGAAAGATTTGAAATCCAGATTGATACATTATGCCAGTGTACAGGATATGAGGGAATCTATGAGAGAGATATCATCCGGTATGATTATGAAGAGTACGTTATCAAATGGTCAGATGATTCGTTGAGTTTGGAAGCTACATCGTTAGAGACGGATGTAAGTGTTCCATTGGGAGAGCTTAATCCAGATTATATGGTTGTTATTGGAAACGAGATTGATAATCCGGAACTGTTGGAGGTGTAGGATGCCGAGAACCATAGTGTATAAAGCGGGAGGATTTACAAATTGTGGAATCGGTTACACAAAATTCAGTCAGGAGGAATTGGCAGAAATGAAAGATAGAGTCATGACGGAGAATGAAGCAATTGAAGAATTAAAATATGATTGTAACGAACTTGGAAAAGCGATTCCGTGTGATACATCATGGGGAAAATCATTTGAAAATGCTTATGCAATGGCAATCAATGCACTTGAAGAAATTGAACAGTACCGCACGATCGGAACAGTGGAAGAATGCCAGAAAGCGATGACTGTAAGAAGAGAGGTACAGGAGATCGTTGATCAACAGCTTATTGCTGGGGAAAACAGTTACGAAGAGATATATGCTTGCTTTTGGGAAATAGTAAAAGTAGTTCAGGCGAATTATTAGACAGGAGGAAAACGATGAGATTGATTGATGCTGATGCACTAAAGAAAGATTTAAAATCGGTTACTTTAAGCAATGGAACTTTAGTAAACACAAATGCAGTATTGTATTTACTAGAAGAATATCCGACGGCTTATGATGTAGACAAGGTTGTGGAACAGTTGGAAGAATGGACTTTTAACGCAGATGTGAACATTGGTGACGGAACGATGATGAATCATAACTTGATAGTAAGCAAAAATGCAATCAAGATCGTGGAAGGCGGTGGAGTAGATGGCAATTAAACCGATTTTATTCAATGCAGAAATGGTTCGGGCGATTCTGGACGGGAGAAAGAGTTGCACAAGACGGCTGGTAAAACCCCAACCAGATGAAAAGCATACATACCCGCTCGGTTTTGTTACCGACAGTACAGAAAAGAAAGAGGTAGGATGCTTTGGATTTGGCATTGGTGAATACGGCGGTTCTATTCAATACGCAAAGCCGCAGTATCACACAGATGATGTTCTGTATATTCGCGAGACATGGACGGAGGAATGTGGAAAATATTATTATCGTGCGGACTATGACAGCGATTATTTAGACCCATGTGAAACCTTATCTGGTGGTTATCCGGCAAGTTGCAGAAATCATCCGGGATGTGATGGATGTATGGCAACTTCAACGAGAATACACTGGCACCCATCAATCCACATGCCGAAAGAAGCGGCGCGGATCTGGCTTCGCGTTACGGACGTGAGAGTTGAGCGGTTGCAGGAAATAACCGCAGAGAGTGCTTTAACTGAGGGAGCAGATAAGTACATTCATGCAAATGGAACATTAAATGAAGACCAAACAATCACATCGTTTATAGGAATTTGGAACAGCACCATCAAGGAATCTGACCTTGACCGCTACGGTTGGGATGCGAATCCTTACGTTTGGGTGATATCGTTTGAGCGGTGCGCGAAGCCGGTGGAATCCCCATATGCTTGGAATGATGCAATACATAAGTTGACGAAAGGAGTGTGACGGATGGCTAAAGCAGTATGGGTTATGGATATGCCGGGATCGTGTAGCAAGTGTAAATTCCTGTATGAGTTTCAAGGCATCAAAAAATGTCAGCTTATGAATGTACTCAATAATGGTGCTTCGAAATTATCGCAAAGCACATTCACCGAGAAACGGCATGATTGGTGTCCGCTCCGGGAACTGCCGGAGAAGATACCAGAGTTGAAATCTGGTTATGAAGATCTCAGCACATCAATACGTCGGGTGGGTTGGAATGCCTGCTTAGATGAAATTTTGAAATAAAAAAGGAGTGAGAGGTTTGCCGTTAGATTGGATGATTTAAAAGCAATAAAACGATGCATTTGTTGCATAAAACACAACATAATTAAATTTAAAGTGCACTATTGTAGATGTGTGCACGGAATATAAGAAAGGAGCCGGGACCTATCCGGATAAAAGGCGCGCCGGGTTCCTTTTGAAGAAAATGATACATGGAGAATTGATAGTTGACAATTTTGCCGGTGGGGGCGGCGCTTCCACTGGTATAGAAATGGCAACCGGATACAGTGTTGATATAGCCATCAACCATGATCCAGAAGCTATCAAGATGCACAAGGCGAACCATCCGAATACGAAG